GCACCGTCACCCTTTGGGGGACGGTGCACGGTGCAGTGGGATGGTGCAGCTCACGGTGAAGGGTCAAAGCCAATCTGCAAAAAACATCGTGGTGCACCTGGAGGACTGGACCATGCAGCAGTCTGCAATTCTCTGCAGGGTCGGTGACGTGGCGAAGCGACTGGTCAAGGTCAACGATCGGGGCTACCCGATCGGCGAAGACCACCACCGGTCGAAGCTCACCGACGCCGACATCGACCTGATCCTCGAGCTGCACTTCGAGCACAGGCTGGGCTACGGGACCATCGCCGCCAAGTTCGACGACGTGCCTGGTGGGCTGAGCAAGAGCCAGGTGGCTCGCATCTGCCGAGGCCTTCAGCGAGGGCAGATCGCGGCGGCCACGCGCAACCGACCCCTGGACGACGGCTGGCGCGCCTTCGACCCAGCAGACCCCGACGACTTCGACATCGTGTCCATAACCCTCTGATCACCGGCCATAGTTCACACCATGTCCCACGCCCTTCACGACTGGCAGAAGCTCTTCCTCAAGGCCCTGGCCGAGGTGCCTGTGGTGCAGTACGCCTGCGACGCCGCCGGCGTGCAGCGTTGCACCGCGTACCGTGCGCGCCAGGCTGACGAAGAGTTCACCCAGGCCTGGGACGAAGCGATGGAGGCCGGTGTCGATCGCGCTGAGAAGGAGGCCTTCCGCCGCGCGGTGATCGGCTTCGAGGAGCCCGTGATCTACCAGGGCGCGCTGCAGCACACCATCGCCCGCGACGCCACCGGTGCGCCCATCCTGGACCCGGTCAGTGGCGAGCCCAGGGCAGTGCCCCTGACCGTGCGCAAGCACAGCGACGCGCTGCTGGCGCTGGTGCTCAAGGGCAGGCGCAAGAAGGTCTACGCCGAGCGCACCGAGCTGACCGGCGCCGACGGCAAGGACCTGAACCAGCAGCTCGACGAGGTGACCCGCGCCGCGCGGCTGTCGGCCATCGTCGGCATGGCCAAGGCTCGCAAGGAAGCGAGCGAGCTGGGCATCAACCCCGAGGACCTGGCTTGACCTGGTTCGTGGTTGGCCTGCTGGTGGGCGTGTGCGTCGGCCTGGGGTTCGCCAACATCATGCTGGTGATCGACGATGAATGCCAGTGAGCTGGCACAGCTCGAGCAGTACCTGACCAGCTCCGAGCGCGAGGAACTGTACTCGCTGCTCGAGCAGGACATGACCGAGGTGCTGTGGCGCCCGCTGCCGGGCCCTCAGCTCGATGCGTACATGAGCGAGGCCGACATCGTCGGCTATGGCGGCGCGGCCGGGGGCGGCAAGACCGACCTGGTGGCAGGCCTGTGCCTGACCAAGCACGAGCGCGCGCTGATCGTTCGCCGAGAAAAGGCTCAGACCGAAGGCGTGGTGCAGCGACTGCAGGAGCTGATCGGAGACACGCAGGGCTACAACTCGCAGAAGGGCTTCTGGCGCATCCCTGAGGCTGCGCTGGTGGAGTTCGCAGGCCTGGACAACCCGGGCGACGAGCGGCGCTGGCAGGGCCGTCCTCACGACCTCAAGGCCTTCGACGAGGTCACCGAGATGCGAGAAGGTCAGGTGCGCTTCGTGATGGGCTGGAACCGCACGAACAAGCCCGGGCTGAAGGCCAAGGTGCTGATGACCTTCAACCCGCCGACGACCAGCGACGGCCGTTGGGTGCTGGACTTCTTCGGCCCGTGGCTCGACAAGAAGCACCCGCTGTACCCCACGCTGCCAGGCCAGCTCAGGTGGTGCGCGATGCTGCCCGACGGCCGCGGCGGCTCGAAGGACCGGTGGGTCGACAGCGGTGACCCGTTCGTGCTGGTCAACGGTGAGCCCTTCTACGACTTCGACCCCTCGGACTTCAGGCCCGAGGACGTGATCCAGCCGAAGAGCCGCACGTTCATCCCTGCTCGGGTGACCGACAACCCCTACTACATGGCGACGGGCTACATGAGCACACTGCAATCGCTGCCCGAGCCACTGCGCTCGCAGATGCTGTACGGTGACTTCCAGGCCGGCATCCGGGACGACATCTGGCAGGTCGTGCCCACCGCCTGGGTCGAGGCTGCAATGGCGCGCTGGAAGCCGCGCTCGCCGAAGGGCGAGATGCTGGGCCAAGGCGTGGACGTGGCTCGAGGTGGCAAGGACAACACGGTCATCATCAACCGGCACCGCGATGCCGAGGCAGGCCACGGCCTGTGGTTCGACAAGCCCGAGCTGCACCCGGGCACCGACACGCCAGACGGGCCGAAGGTGGCGGGCCTGGTGATGGCCAGCAACCGGGACAACGCGCCGATCGCCATCGACGTGATCGGTGTGGGCGCGAGCCCCTACGACAAGCTCAACGAGCTGCGCATGCCGGTGTACGGCATCAACGTCTCCGAGAAGGCGCGAGGCACCGACAAGTCGGGCCGGCTCACGTTCTTCAACTACCGCAGCGAGCTGTGGTGGCACATCCGCGAGCTGCTCGATCCGGCCAACGACACCGGCATCGCGCTGCCCCCGGACGAGGACCTGAAGAAGCAGCTGTGCGCCCCGCGGTGGGAACTGCAGGGCATGACTGTGAAGGTCGAGTCGCGAGAGGACATCGTCGAGCGCATCGGGGTCAGCCCCGACCTGGCCAGCGCTCTGATCCTGGCGGCCATCGACATCCCCAAGCGCGCAGCCCTCGAGGCTGCAGGCGTGCAGGACGCCGTCCTGAACTACGACCCCTACAGCTTCCGGTAGGGGTGCCCTTATCGGGCGTCGGCCCGGCGATATTCGCGGCGCGCTGCAATGCGCAGGAGCCGACATATGTGCCTTGCCAGTACCCCCGACATCAAGCAACCTGACCCGGTCCAGGACAAGAAGGACCCGGATCTGACCGCGTTCGCGCGAGCGCGCAAGAAGAACGCGACGATGCAGGGTGGCACGCTGCTCACCAGCCCTTCGGGCGTGGCCAGCGGGGCGTTGAGCACGGGGGCGCCGACGCTGCTCGGGGGCTGACATGCCGAGCATGACCTCCCGCAGGGAGACCGAGCTGCGCAAGGCGCAGATGATCACCGAGCGCTCCAGCTGGATGCACCACTGGCGCGAGATCAGCGAGTACCAGCAACCCCGCGTGGGGCGCTTCCTCGTCTCCGACGTGAACCGTGGCGACAAGCGCCACAACAGCATCATCGACCGCACTCCGATCGGCGCGTCGCGCACGCTGGCTGCGGGCATGCAGGCCGGTGTCACCTCGCCGGCGAGGCCGTGGTTCCGCGTCACGCTCAGCGACAAGGACCTGGTCGAGTTCGGCCCGGTCAAGACCTGGCTGCACCGCACGGGCCTGCTGATGCGGGAGGTGTTCGCCAAGAGCAACACCTACAACACGCTTCACACCGGCTACCTGGAGCTCGGCCTGTTCGGGACCTGGGCCACCGCGTTGATGGACGACTTCGACAACGTCATTCACCACTACGCGATGACGATCGGAGAGTACGCACTGGCCACCGATGAGAAGGGTCGCGTGTGCTCGATGGTGCGCGAGCTGAAGATGACGGTCTACCAGGTCGTCAACATGTTCGGCATCCAGAAGGTGTCGGACAACGTCCGCACCGCCTACCAGAACAACCAGATGCAGGGTTGGGTCGACGTGACCCACCTCGTCGAGCCCAACCCCGAGCGCGACCCGAGCAAGGCTGACAGCAAGAACATGAAGTGGCGCTCGGTCTACTGGGAGACCAAGAGCAACCAGGAGCAGGGCTTCCTTCGCGAGGCCGGCTTCACCCGCATGCGGGTGCTGGCGCCCCGCTGGGACGTGACCAGCAACGACGTGTACGGGCACAGCCCGGGCATGGAAGCGCTGGGCGACGTCAAGCAGCTCCAGCAGGAGCAGCTCCGCAAAGGGCAGGGCATCGACTACAAGACGAACCCGCCACTGCAGGTCCCGACCTTGCTGCGCAACAGCCCTCGCTCGCGACTGCCGGGCGGGGTCTACTTCTACGACCAGATGAACCCGGCCGGCGGCGTGCGCTCGGCCTTCGAGGTGAACCTGGACTTGAGTCATCTGCTCGAGGACATCCGCGACGTGCGCGAGCGGATCAACGCGGCGTACTACGCCGACCTGTTCCTCATGATCGCGAACGACACGCGCCCGCAGCGCGCGACCGCGACCGAGATCGCCGAGCGGCACGAGGAGAAGATGCTCATGCTGGGCCCGGTGCTCGAGCGCCTGCACAACGAGCTGCTCAGCCCGCTGATCGACATCACGTTCGACGCGTGCTCTAACGCCGGCATCCTGCCCCCGATCCCCAAGGAGCTGCAGGACATGGAGCTGCAGGTCGAGTTTATCAGCGTGCTGGCGCAGGCCCAGCGCATGGTGAGCGCGGCCGGCACCGACCGACTGCTGGGCACGATCGGCACCATCGCGCCGCTGCGGCCCGAGGTCCTCGACAAGGTGGACTTCGACCAGGTGGTCGACGACTACGCGGACATGTTCGGGGTCAACCCCGAGATCATCGTTCCGGACGACGTGGTGGCCCAGCGCCGCGCGCAGCGCGAGCAGCAGATGGCCGCGCAGCAGGCGGCCGCCGCCGCGCCCGTCATGGCCGACGCGGCCAAGAAGGCCAGCGAGGTCGATCCGGCCAACCTGCGCGATGTGATGGGAATGGTCAGTGGCTACAACAGCCCCACCTCGACGGAGATCGCATGAACCTCATCAGCATGGCTTGCACTCCGAAGGAGGAAGCGAGCGAGAGGGAAACCCTCCTCGGCATCGAGG